TCGCACATCGTACAGAACGCGAACCCTTCGCTCGTCAAGATCCCACGCGGGCACCAGTCGATCGGCAGGACACGCTCTCGGAACCGTGGCAAGGACTGCTCTGCTTGTGCGGCGATGCGTTGCCCTAGCTCGCTCATCATTCGTACCTCCGGGCCTGTCCAGCCCGCACGTCGCCAAGCACGGCCGACGCATACCCGATGTGTTGAAAGTATGGCATGTCCGTCGCCACAATGAAAGCGTTTCCCTTGACGAGCTTTTGCATTAAGTTCGCTGATGCCGTGCCGTGTAGGCCGCCGTCGTAGTACCATCCCCATCGGTCCATGAACGAACGACGCCGCAAGTGCGGGTCGTCACCGTATGGCCAGCGGCCTCGCACGTCGATCCTCTGCCAGCCGTTCGGCCCCGGCGTGAACGTCGGCATCATGGTCGGTCCCAGCGGGTAGTTGTAGCGGACCATGTCAACCTCGGGGTGGGCTTCCATCAACGCCACGCCGGCCGCAAGGTCCAGTGGATATTCAAGTCGCCAGTCGTCTTGCTGCAGGAAGATATACTCACCCGTGCCCATTTCCATCGAGGCGTTCATGTTGCCGCCCGTATTCGCCGGGATGCCGCGCCAGTTGAGCGGGATGGAATGCTCGGCACACAACGCCGCTAACTCCGCCGCGTGCCACGTTGCCTTGGGGTCGGTTTCCGTTTCCGATGAGCAGTACAGCCGTAGCTCATGCCCCGTTGCCTCCAGCTTGCCCTCCACCGCCTCGACAATCTGCCGTAGGTAGTCAAGCCGTTTTGGATGGTTCGGCCACGTCGGTATGCACACGTCGATCGTTGCCATTGGTTTGGTCCCTTGTGTTTGTGATGGTCACTTGGCCGTTATTCACCTGGATGGGATACGCCCCGTCGCACACCCTACCCCACCATTCAGGATCTAGCAAGTTAGCTATTGAGCCCGGCTCAGTAGTCTGATTTGGTCGGAGTATCCAACTACCACCAGCCACCAGCCGGCACATTATACCGGCGAGTAGGTAGTCATACTCCAGCGTGTGCCAGTATGCGGATCGTCCCCCAAGACGAAAGTTCACGCCGAACGTGGTCACTAAGTCGCAGTCGCAGATCGACTCCGGCAACGGTTCATATTCATGGATCTCGTGTAGCACGCAAGGCACTTCAAGCACCGTCGTCGCATTGTCGATCAATGGGTTCGGCCTGTCGACCCCGATCGCGTTGTGTCCCCATTCACGGCAGATGCGAATGAAGTAGCCGAACCCGCAGCCGAGATCGACGATCCTCTGCGGCGGGCCAGTGTCCAGGCCGAGCCCCTTCGCAATCTTCCGGGCCTCGTCGTCCCAGTGCTGGACGTGGTTGCAAAACTTTGCCATGGGATCGTGTTGGTGATCGTACCAAAGCGAAGCGAGAGCGTGTTCCTGTTCGGGTGAAATCATAGTTCAATCACCAGTACCGCATCGGTGCCGTGGGTCTCAACTCGGGAACGGTCGGCAAGTCCTGCCGACTCCAGCCACAGAGCAAGCCCTGCCCGGCTGTAGGCGTTGTCATAGTATTGCCCGCCGGCCTCACTCCATTCGGAATCAACCGACTCTACCAGGTTGATCGTGTCGCAATCGCGGTCGAGGCCCCGAAAGAATGAGGCGACGATGAAACGCGGGCCAGCAAGCAAGGCCGGCTCCAAACACGCTTCTATACTGGGACAATGCTCTGCGACGGCAAGGGCGAGCACCAGGTCAAAACGGCCATTCAACTTTTCAATTTCGGTTAGTTGGCACCAGTCACCGATTACTGGTATTGCATGCGGCGGCCATGACTCGACACAATGGGCGTTGCGTTCTACGCCAATGTATCGTTTCACTATCGTTGCGACACGGGCATCACCGCCGCCGACTTCCAGAACGCTTTGGATGCAATGCTCTGCGATGAACCGCTTGACGAATGCCCATAGCTCCGGATGTAGCCGGCGTCGTTCGGCGTACCACGCCGCGTCACATTTCCAAACGTTGCCGATCATTCGATGTCGCCACCCATGATAGTATAGATCCGCGACGCCATCCAGCCGGCAATCGCCGCCGGCTGCCAGGCATCCACGATCAACTTGCGAGCCCGTTCCCGCGTTGCCCGGTAATCGTCCCACGAATCCAGGACGTGTTCGATCACGTCAGGGGCGTCCGAGAAGTCCGGCATACACGGAACGTACAACTCGCCCGGCTTGTAAATCTGCGGCCAGCAATCGACATGCGGCGTGGCCGGCTTGATGACCACGGTGCCCAGCGCCATCGCCTCGTATTCGCGGTAGGTCGCTTCACCCCACCCCCACGGACAAAGGGCGACCTTGCTTTCGAGCAACCGTTGCCGGTACTCCGGTCCGGGAATCTGCCGGCCGGGACTTGCTATGACACGACCCCGGCGGCCCCACTCGTCTACCGCCTTCAATGCCAGTTTGCGGTGCGTGTCTACCTCAGTCGTCTTGCCATCCGGGTCAAGATACTCGACCGTCCCGGCATAGCACACGTCGATTGGCCGTGCGGTGTCGAAGTCTACGTTAGCCTTGACGCATGGCTCCAAGTGGTCAAGGGCTCCAAATCCGTAGCCGACGTGCAACGTCTGCAACTGGGGCATTGATAGTTGCGGTCGCGGCAGCGGTGCCCGGTACAACGGGGCCTCGCACTTGACGCCGGCCTTGTGGAGTAGTGCGATATGAGCCCTGTCATTCACGCGGTTGTACTGCCAGCGATCCTTGAATACATAGCCCTTGATGACGCCAGCAACCCGACAGAGGTAGCGACGGCACATTCGTAGTTGGGCACCGTCTACCCGCTCCATTAAGATCACTGGACGGCCGCACGTCACAAACCGCTCGTCAATCGGCGGCTCTTGCAACAGTAGCACATCGTAGTCCCATTCCCGGTGAATGCGAACGTCTTGCATCCAAGCCGCTTTCTCGGTCCGCAATTCGATGTTGTGCTCTCGCAGGGCCGCGATACTCCGCAGGATCGGGCCGGGGAAGAGCGGGTGATTGTGGAGGAAGAGAACTTTCAATACTTCCTCCCCTCTACTGGAATATGCCAGCAACAGCAGCCGAATACCTTGAAATACGAACACCTGCACGCTGCACGCACGGCCCCCATTCGCACACTCTGCTTCGTCCAGTCGTCACCAATGATGATAGATTCACGAAAGAGCTGGAGAGCGGTTGTCGTGTCCTGAAATACGCTCTCCTCATCATGCGAAGCATCAACGTATACAAGGTCAGGCTTGATCCCGAGTGCAGATATCTCACGCATCCCTTCTAGCGTGCTCGTTCGCATCGGCACCACACGGTCACGGTGCTCCCAGAGATGCATTAGGAAGCTGTCATAGAGCTTCGCCAAGCGTTCGTTCCAATGCGGACGCTTGTGGTGCTCCGCGCTGCCCTTCCAGTGGTCGACGCAAAGGATCGTTGCGTTCGGTGCCGCCTCGCAAAGCAAGCCCGATGATAGACCCTCGAAGGAACCAAGCTCAAGTACCACTTGCGTTTCGGCATTCAGCAGCGACGTGAATGCCGAACGGTTCTCGCCGGCACACCAGCCCATACAGCCGGGCAAGCCCTCGGGCCGTTCGGCTGGCCAGGGATAGCGTTCGCGTAGTGTATCGAGTCCGCTCATTGCTGTCTCTCCACAATCGTTTCCACGCCGCGTGTTGTATCGGCGTCTTCGATTTTGCCTGCGATACGGCGTAGGGCGATGGCGTAACTATTCGGTGGCCCTTGCTCGACTCCACTGCCTTGACTCAGCAACCACAACCTGTTTGCCATGCTTTCAACATTGTCGGCAATGTCTCGCAGCGTCGCCGCGTCTTCTGCCGTTGGGTACATGGTCATGGCTATGGCTCCAAACTATCAAACACTCGTTTCCACCCCGCCCAGATACGATCCGGGCAGGCCAGCCGTTGTTCCACGTCTGCCCGTGCCTCTTGCGCCATCGCCAGCCGCATGTCTTCATTGTACGCGAGGTGCCCAATCCGGTACGACATTTCCCAGTGGTTGCGGCACACGTAGCCCGTGCGGCCGTTGTCTACCATCTCAGGCCAGCCGCCACGGTTCTCGACAACCAAGGGCACGCCGGCAGCCATCGCCTCCAGGCCGACACGGGGCCAGTTCTCGGCCGACGGAGCACCATAGCCAGGACAGTAGCAATGGAGTGAGGCGAGCAATGCTTGCGGAGTCATGCTACCCGGTTCGTAACCGTGTGCCCATGCGGGCATCGGGCCGCACCGCCATTGCAACTCACGTCGCCAACCGAGAATCTCGGCACCTACTACGTGGGGCACTTGCATATACTGCCGCCAGAGTTCGGTGGTGAACTTGTCCTCCGCCGCCCGGCTGATCCGGCCGACCATGAACATCTCGTCTTGCAGGTGGGGCAATGGGTTGAACGCGAAATCAGACGGCTCGAATGCCCCGGGGATGACGAACCCTTGCCGATCCGTGTAGCCCCATTTCTTCAACTGCGGGGTGAGCTGGTCGGCCTGATACCGGCAATGGAATACGTAGCGGTCAAAGCAGCCGTTCGCGTGGTGGTCAAGACGGGCTTGCGGCAGAATCCATCCCATGCAATTTTGCCACACGAGCTTACAGCCGAGCCGGCGGAGAATCGGGGCGTACTCAATCAGATAATGATTGCACGATCCGAAGACTACGGCCCCCTGCAGTTCGGTGGCATCGGCAAGCTGATCCGGTTCGATTTCCAGCGTCCGGACCCCGATTCCGTCAAGCCGATCACGCCAGTCAGGCTCGTATTCTCGCGTGGGGACACACGTCACAGAGAGGCCATAACGTCGCCAGAGGCGGAGCGTGGACCACAACTCCACATTGGCACCCCCGATGCTACGGGGGTAGCCGAAGACGAATACCGTGTCCATTTGTTGGTTCCTTGCTCAGATTCTATAACGGCCCGGAGGGGCTGTCAAGCCCACGTCACGGGTTCACGTCGTTCTGGTCGAACGTGATAATGAGGGCCTGCTGTTGCGTGCGGTCATAGTAGATGTTCACGTTCCACCCGTCAGTCGCCGTCGGGCCGTTCCAGTTTCGGGCAGAGACCGTAATCCCGCTGGAAATCAAGGGGCCCGTGCGGTTATCCCAATCCACCCACCAGATAACAACGTCGCCGAGGTTGCCTCTAGCGATGCCTCCCGACTCACTGACTTTTGCCGCCATGCAAAGCAACTCAGACCAGCATAGCAATTCCCATCGCAACCGCTCCGGGCTGTAGACCGCGTAGCCTTGCGTGCCGGCGGCTGGATTCTGATCCCCTTGGCCATGACGAGCGATTCCCGTCTGCTGATTCGCGGGGACGTAGATCGTGGCATAGGGATTGTTCGGATAGTCCAGAAGTTCCGCAATGACACTTGCGGATCCCGGCACGTAATCGTAGGGTCCGCACTCGATCCGCATGATATCTTTTGGCCGGCAGATGATATTCCAGCGTGTTGCCTCCTCGTCAAAGTATCCTACAACACGGTCGCCGATCCCATATGGCTTGGGCGCGAGTATAGCCAAGGCCCCGGCACCATCCGGCAATTCATCATTGACGATATCTTGCTGATGGTCTTTCCAGTAGGTCGGGAGGTAGAGTACGTAATCCTTCGAGATCTCCTCCTCGGTATACTCGTTGATGGTCCTATCAAGGAATACCCTCTGTGCCCCGATTGTATAAGGACAGTCAGGCTGGCTATCGAGGTCCGGTGGCGTCGGCGCGCCAGGCTCGTCCGGATACCATATCTCATTGACGAGAACGAAAAGGTGCATCAACGTCTTCGGCGGCCCGCTGAACGTCGTGCCACCCTCTCCATATTGGGCCTCTTGCGCGGCCCCAGGCGTCACAATACGATTGGCCAGGTCGATTCGGGCATTCGTCTTGGCGGCCGATGGAAACTCGCCTCGTTCAACTCGCTCAAGCATTGTGTTACTCGTCCGGTTGCGAAATGAATTGGAAGAGCCCGGTGAACGACGCCTTTTTGTACATGTACGATCCCACGCCGTCGACGAGCTTGTCCCATCCCGGATCACCGAACGGTAGTGATCGAAATACATGGTTCCATCCGATGTGCGTATCGTCTTCGCCCACGCCCGGGATATACATGAATATCCGGGCTTCCTTCTCGCGAAAGTGATAGCCAAGCTGCCAAAAATTCTGCGGGTTCAGCAAGTCATCCAGGACCGTGAACTCCTTGCTCGCCGTGCATCCCTCGAATAGCACGGTCTCCGCATTCGCACCGACCAGCCCGAACTTGTTCCACTCCTCGGGGTCGCCGGGGAATTGATCCGCTCCAAGTACGTTCAGATTCACGCACCCGATCGTTTTCCGGATTTGCGCCCATGGCGGTGTTACCACCCGGTGCCACGTTAGGTGATGTTCGATAATCGGCACCCGGGCAGTCGGCATGGCATCTTCGGGTACGGGAATGCTCTCGTCTGATTCCCACCGCACGAACCCATCGGGGAGCGTGATGTATTCGCCGCCGAAGTCTTGCCGGTATTCGCCCCACGTCCCGCTCTCAGGTGACGGCCCGACGAAATCCTTATAGTCAACCGTTGCCTTCGCGTAGGTAGCGTAGCCCTGTAAATCATCCTGAACGTCAGTCAACTCTTGTGCGATCACATCGGAGCCGTGCGCCTCAAACGTCACGGCGACGGCCAGCACCTTATCGAGATCGGGATAATGCTTCACCGCCCCGGTGCCGAATGTGCCACCCGTGCCGAGTAGTTCCTTCAGGAACTCGTAGCGGTCGGCCCAGTTCACCAGGAACGTGCGCTTGCAGACAATGCCGTCTGAATTGAACGTCTCGGTCGGCGACCCTTCCAGCTCTTGAAATACAACGGTCATCACACGTACCCCGCTTGCACTTTCATCGTTCCGGAAGTCATCACGCCCAGCATCCCGATGGTTGCCTTCTCTATGCCGGCCGTGTTCTTCGCCGTCTTGGTTGCAGCCTCTTCCATCTTGCGGCGTTGCTGATCGACGATCGACTGGACGTGAGATTGGACGGCAGAGAACCCGAGGTTTGCCATGCCAGGGAAGCTGCGGGGATCGGCCGCCGCCGCCGCTTGCACCGGCCCCTTCATCTTCGCCTTGGCCAATGCCTCTGCACGGTTGAACGTCTCTTGCGTAATGGCGCCCTCTGCGAGCAATAGCTTGAGCCGATTGAGCCGGTCCTGAAACTCTTCCATCGGCTTCCGTACCGCCAGCCGCAACGATTCACCCTCCTTGTCTAGCTCTTCTCGCCGCTTCCGCCGTGCCTTCTCTTCCTCTTGCCGCACGGCGCTCATCCACTCAGTCTGCGCATCGGCGATAGCTTTTCCGAGATCATCCGCCGCGGCCTTGGCAGCCTGCCACTCGGCACTCGCTGCCAATGCGGTTTCCTTTGATACTCTGCCTTCCGTAAATGCTCTTCCGGCAGCCCCCGCCCGCTCCCGTAACTGTTCCTCGCGTGCAACGAGTCGACCCAGTATACGCGATGCCTCTGCCGTCTCCTTCTTCTCAAACTTCGGCTCCTCAGCCTTGGGCTTAATCAAACCCTTGCCCTTCTCCGCCATTGCCGTGAACTTCGCTCCGTGTGCCTTCGCCTTCTCTAACGCAGCCGCTACCCGTTCGGCCCGGTTCTTTTGTGCGAGCAGGGCAGCGTTGAATTCCTTGGCGGCCTTCGTCGCCTCCTTCTCGCCATATACGAGGTCCGCGAGCGCTTTCCCGATTTCTTTCCCGATCGTGAAAGCAGCCCAACCGAGGGCAATAACCAGGCCCGCCTTGCCCATGAATGCAATCGTCGCGCCCTTCGTTGCGACGCCCAATAACTCCATGGCCGCCGCCAAACCGCGGACCGCCTTGGCAGCTTGTGGGATTACAACCAGTGACGCCGTGATTCCAGCCGTCCACTTGGTGATCGTTGGAATGCTGTCGCTGTACTCTTGTGCAATCTTCCCTACCCACTTTGCCCAATCCATTAGTACCGGCAGCAGTTGCTTTGCCACGGGGATAAGCGAATTACCTACCTCCACGGACATATCGAAAAACTGATCCCTCAACGCCTTGATCTGGTTGGCCGTGGAGTTGGCAGTGCGGGCAGCATCACCCTGGGCATCCGTTGTCATCTGCATCACGAGGTTCAGTCGGGCTTGCACCTTTTGTAGTTCACTGGCTGCGCGAGTGCCTCCCTTGATGCCCATACGGAACAACTCTTGCTCCAGTGTCGCTTCTGTGATGATGACACCGAACCGTCGTACCGCCTCATGGTTGCCAACTAGTGCCGATGTCAGAAGTTGTGCGGCCTCGCCCGCATCCACGTTATTGAATGACGATAAGTCAAGCGTCAACCGGGTAAGCTGCTTGGATAGCTCGGTGGCCTCCGTTCGGGCAAAGCCCATCGGCACGAATGTGTCCTGAAAAGAAGACATGTACCGTTCAACCGAGAACCGGGAGCGATTGAGCGACTTCGCGAAATCGTCCGACCATTTACGGGCGGCAACCGTCTGGTCCTTGAATACCGCATTGAACTTACTGGTAACCTCTTCCGCATTTGCGGCTGCGTGAACGAACCCGGCGGCAGCAACCGCACCGACAACGAATAGACGCCGGGCATGTACGGCAGCCCGGTTGAACCCCTCTTGCAGCATCTCGGTCTGCTTACGGAGTTTCCCTATGGTGGCATCGGCCTTGCTGGCACCACGTTCCTTAATTTCGAGGTAGGCTTCCGCCAATGCAAACGAGTTAGCCGCCATAGCGTTCTAGCTCCCGCTCCATCCACGCCTGTTTCTTTCGCTCAATCATGGCCTTGTACTTTGCAGCTTCGCCGACGTTCATTACTTGTTTCGTCAATGCCCATAGCATCTGCGCAACCGTCCAGCTTGCAATCGTTTCATAGTCGTGACCCTTCTCGACAAGTGCGTGAACCATCATCTGCCATGCGATGGGCTGGTCTATGTCCCCGGCTCGTCCGCCGGGGGAGGCCCATTTCCCACCGGCAGCCCGGACATGCGGTCGATGATTTCCTTCATCGCCCCCGTCTCCACGCCCCCGGCCGCCTCCAATATCTGTTCATCCGTCGCATCCGGATAACGGGCCTTAACCTTGTCGATCATCTCTTGCATCGACTCAATCCCGAACTCGGACAGAAGGTCGGCCGCCTCGTCTTCGGTCACGTCCGGATGGTGGCGGCGTAACGACAACCAAAAGCAGAACGCCATGCCAACGAATGTCTCCTGAAACTCCGCCCGCTCGCGGACCGTCGGCTCTTGCGTACACCACGCCTGGTCGATCACCTGGTCAAAGTAGTGCTTCCGCTCGTCGGGCGTCATCAATGACGCAAGTTCGCGCACCGCAGCCGCCGGATCGCGTCGTCCACGCTTGATCCGCTCATCGATCATGCCCTGGTCGCGGCCGCGGAGTTGCGTCAAGTGGTACTCGACCCCGGCAATCGTGATCGTCTCATCGAGTGCGAATAGCTCACGCAAGGTTGGCATCGGATCTCCCTACACTGAATCGGATGCGAGTGCCTTGACGGCCACTCCGTTCGGGGCAAAGCTCACAGTATAGATCATCGTGCCGCCGTCGCCGATCGGAATGGGGGCTGCGATCTGAGTGATGCGCACCGGCAGGACCCATACGTCCTGCCCGGTGTCGGCCTGAATAGTCACCGCGTCCCCTTCGTCAACGCTCGGGTGATCCGCAATCTGAAATGAGCCGTCGTGTCGTTTGACGCCCATCGTGGATTTCGTCCCACCGCTCGTGTTGTTTGTGTGATACTCGTCTGCGGCCGCGTAGACGTTCGCTTCGATGTTGGTAATTTCCAACACCTCCACATCGTCGATTGTCATTGTGCCGAATGCAGCGTTGATAACTGCCATGGCAGTAACCTCCTTTGTCGTGGTTAAAAGCTGCTGGTCGAGCAGCTCCCCATGCACGCACTTAGCGTGCCGAGAATTGCAATCGAATAGGTAACGTCGCCATCTAGTGCGGCGAGCTTCAGGTTCTTGTGTGAGGCGTCGACCATCCATCCGCATCGTCTGGCCGTCAGGCAGAGAACGCTATCGGCCGGGCAATACACCCTGTCGCCAGATGCACCGAAGCAATAGTAGAACTCGTTGGCAGCCGCCCCGCCGACAAGCAACTGCCCATCCTCACTGGTGACGATAATCAAGATGCCCTTGAGTCTGACGAGCGTGGTGGTGAGCGTGTCACCGAAGATGGTCCGCGTCAACGCCGTCAAGTCGAGTGTACGGGTAGCGCCTTCACTCAACTCGGTTCCCTCTTCCCACCAGATGGCTTCGCCCTCGTGTTCATCCGCTCCATCGGTCAACGTTTCGGCGTAATAGATGCGATGGTTGTCGGCCGGGTTGTCGTTGGCCGCCTTCCATTCCCATCCGAAGCTGGCTTGAATCTGTGCCTTGAATGTATCTGCCATCGCTTAGACTCCACTCGCCGTGTAAACATCAGTGTCGAGGGTAATCGAGAACATCCACTGCCCGCTGTCTTCGTCTAGGTCTTCTGTTGGTGTAGCTGTCCGGCAAAGTAACACGCGGTCGTTTCCGGACAGGTCCCACGTCTGGTTATCAAACGCCCGTTGCACGGCCTCCGCGATCGCCTTACATTGGTCGTATCCGTTGCCGCCGTAGGTGTCGGACGTGTCCCCCGTTTCCTTGTCGCACACAATGGTTATCACCGCCGCCGTACCCCGTATCCCGGCACCGCCGTTCAGCCGCAGCCCAGCGTCCCCGCCACCGACAACCAGCACGGCATACGGACGGGCCGGCTCTTCTTCTTCGTGCCGATGAACCATCACTCGCGTAGACGCCAGCAAGCCATTTAGCGTGCTGTCCGACGCCCACCGTGCGATGATCGCTTGACCGAGATTCATTGGGGTACCCTGTCTGCCGTATTACGTCCGACCCTGAGAATCATTTCCTGATTCCGCCTAAACACCGGCACAACGGTAGGCCGCTTTTGACGCCCGCCCCGCGGGTAGTTGATCCCACCTTCGTGCATTGCCATGTATCGGGCTCCGCGTCCATAGCCTGTTCGCCACGCCTTCTGCTGCCGGCTGTAGCCGCCGACAACATGGTCGCGACCTACCCCAGTCCGCTTCCGAACCGACTGGCCGGGCTTGGAGGAATTCGGGTAGACCGTTATCTGGTGTTGACTCTGGGTTAGCGTTCGCTTGCGTCGCCGTTTCGATAGCCGCCAACCGACGCCGGGAATGTAGATCGGCACCCGGCTACCAGCCTTGCGACGGCCGTAGGTGCCGCGTAGTTTGCCGACACGTCCACGCCGCGTCAGTTCGGCCTTGCCCGAGATTCCTTCCAGCCGCTTCTTTCGCGTTGCCTTCGCAACCGATTGCTCGGTCCGCCGGCTCTTCAGCTTGATCCGTTGCCCCGTGTTCGCGACATTGACCGCCTTCTTGCACTCAATCAAGTGAGCCTTACCAGCAGCCCGAAGAAATGCGTGGATCTTTTTATCCACCCAACCCTTGAACTGCTGTCCGTTCCACTTGATCTTTACCGCCATACTACCACCTCTTGCATTCCAGTTCGGCCAACTCGCCGATCCGTTCCATCGAACGGTACGCATCAATCCGATACTGAATTCCCCGCTTGTCGACAACCCGCAAGGTATGCAACTCATCGTTCTGGTCGCGTGGCAAGTCGGCCGCCATATAGATCGTGTAGTCTCCATCCGTCCGCCGTTGCCCCTGCCTGTTCTCTGCTCGATAGGTGACGCCCTGGATGCGTGCCCGGACGCCGGTCAGCAACGTCTTCCATGCGTCCTGTGCGGCCCCGCCGTCGCCCGTCGTGATCGTCGTCTGCTCGATCTGGATCGTATCATCCAGCCCAAACGCTACCGACAAGTCGCGGCACACCAGACGCCAGCGGCGAGTCAGTGTATCCTCGCGAACGTCAATGATTTTCCAGTACGTTTCGGCAGCGTCTACGATATCGTCGCCGGGCGTCGGACGGATCGCCACCTCCGCGAAGGGTACGTGCCAACGAACATCGCCCGTCAGATAGCGTCCGTCCGACGCCTCCGCCTCGGACGTGGCGACTGCCCGCTGCAGTGCACTTGTAATCGCCGTATCGTCCGAACCGCGACGTTTCAGCATGACGGCCTCCAGGCCATCGCATACGTCCTCAAAATCAGTAGTCGGGTCAAATGTCAAAGTCACGTCGATCAATCCTTAGTCTGCCGGGGCCGTCGTGTAGCCGTAGGATGCGAATTCCACAGGGCCGGAAGTCTCTTTCGTAGCCGCCTCGATTTCCTTCCGCAGCTCTACAAGACTCTGCCGCAAGTTGGTTAGGTATGCCGACCATTGAACATTCTGGCCGTCGATGATGTACGATGGCTTCGGGTTCGCCGTGATGTCCGCAATCAAGGCAACGATCCGTGAGTACGATTCCTTGAGCGATGTTACGTCGGCTGCTGTCGGCATGGCTAGATAGCCTCCGGTCTGAATCGGATCAGGATCTTCTGCCCCGTCACGGGCGTCAGTATGTACTCAACCAGGTAGTTCTTTCCGGCCGTTGCGAATGCTTCGTTGGCCGATATGATCGGCGTGTGCCGGAAGTTGTAGCCCGTGTCGTCCTCGGTCCAACGGTCGTCAGTCTGTAGTGTGTTAAATATCACGTCCGATACGGTCAGCGAACCGGCGTGTCCCGTCACCGCCGTTCGGGTATCCGGTGCCTGGTCGGTCAGCACGTAGATCGCATAGGTGACCGTGGAAATGTCAACTTGAGCAATTACCGACCCATCCCAGTCGAGAACACGGGCCATGAATGTTTTCGTAGCGTTCTTGTGTACGATCGTAAAGTGATCTAGTGCATCAGCCACTTGCGTCTCCTGCTACCGACCCGGCTGAAAAGGCTTCCGAGGCAGTCGCCCCGGCTTGGAACGTATCTTGGGCATCCACGTAGTACGGACCTACAATCGTTTCGCGGGCCAACCAATTCCAGACGGGGCCGACAACGTGAGTTCGGATCGCCGCGTAAGGCGTATTTATCCAGTCGATAATCATGGTTGCGTTACGATAGTTATGAGCCTGTCATCTGCCGTATCGGCTGTGAATCGTAGCGTGATTACGTCGCCGTTTAGATCGGCAGCAGCCAAGTCGATCTTGTATATCCCGTTACTGACCTCCACCACGGCATTCGCACATGATCCGAATGCCGCCCCGTCGATCGACCGCCGGGCAGTCACCGTAAGCCCCGCCGTCGCCGTGACGTGATCCGAGGACGCCACCATTAGAAACATGAAGTTAGCCAGCGCCGTGTTCTTCGTTGGCCTAACCGGCAAATCGTTTTTGATCGCAGCCAAGTCCCCGTCCCCGGAAGCCTCGGTCAGTACGTCAATCGCCTTCACTCGCTCGTTGATGCTGTCGGCCGTCGGGCTATCCGGCACTGCGGTATTCAGCGCTGCGGCCACGGAAGTTTGGATTACATCGGCGGTACTTGTGGTGATCGTACCCGTACCCGCCAATCGTATATCCGACGTGCTACCGTCAAGCAGGAAGCCGTAGTTTCCACCAGAACAATAAAGACCAGCGACGGTCCCTTGCAGCAACATGCCGGCAATTGTGCTGGTGACCGAGATACCCGAGCCACTGGCATTGTTTATGTCGATAGCCGCGGTGGCGTCGATTGAATCAACGGCAATTGCAACACCCGAGCTTGACCCGCCGTCAATGTCCAGGCCGATGCCCGTTGTGCCACCCGATACCTGCATCCCCGCCGTCGCGCCGTCGATGTCGAGCCCGAACGTGGAGCCGTCCACTTTGACGCCGGGACCGCCAGCATTGTCGATGTCCACTACCCCGCCGGCTGCGTTGCCGTTGATAATCAGACTGTTGATCGTCAAGCCGGTTCCGCCCGTTCCATCAAGGATTGCCTCCAAGTTGTCGGCCGCATCGGCATCGCCACTAATCTGTGTTACGTGCGCATCTACTGGTCCGGTCCCTATATTCGTGACGTTTGCATGGAGTCCTGTCGGGAAGAATGCCTTGTTGTTGTAGCGATTGTGGGATGCACAAACGCTCTTGGCCGATGCCGCGTGGATTGGGACTGAAGTATCGTAACCCTCCAGTACCAGAATCGTTGAATCCGTGATCCTGCTAAGCGAATCCAGCAACGTAATGCCATAAGCAAAATTGGTGCCCAGTAAACAACCGTCGATCGTCGCGCCTTCAATTCTCCACGATCCGGCAACGCCGTTAGGATCGAGGGAGGTGACGTTCCGGAGCGTGCCCGTGAGTTTGCCATTGTCCATACTGCCGTTTCTGCCTCCACAGGAAGCCGCGCCGAAGGTCGAGTCGTACACTTTGCCGCTGCAATCGCCGGCATAGGTATCATTGACCGTGGAAGCCACGCAGTAATCACCACCGATTAGCCGGTGGGCTTCGGCTGCGAACTCGCTGCCCAGGGCGTAGCTCCTCTCACCCGCTTCGCAATCATCGAGGTAGCAGTCCGAGTCGATGTCCATCCCAAAATCGTTGCAACCGGCAAAGCACGCGAAACCGGAGCCATACGGGATGCCGGCCTTCGTATACTGGCCGACGCACTTGACTCCGATAAGTCGAGCACCCGTGGCGTGCTTTGTCCCCGTGTCACCGGATCGGGAATCGCCGATGACCGAATACGCCCCGGCGTAAATGTCTTCCATCGTGGCCCGGAACTGTACCTCGTCGGTAGCGTGATACCCGCATCGCCATGAACACGCATTGCCGACGCATCGCCGCCATACTCCCGCGACGTTCTTTACAAACGCCCACGGCATCCGTAGTTCACCATCGACGTAATTCGGGGATAGGTGGAAGGCACAGCAGTCCTCATAGACCGAGCCGTCATTATCGACGGAACAATAAAAGGCATGAACGCCGTCGTTCGCGGCATCGCCCGACAATTGAGCAAAGGTTATTCCCCGAAACCGGCAATTGTCCGCCGATTGCTCAAACGTGGTGACGTTGTTCGTGGAGCAGTAGATTTGCACGGCGGTCGGCCGGTACTCGTCGAGTGAGGTGGTGCCGTCCTCTCGGTCGTGATCGTTGTAGCTCCGTGGGGCCGGTGTCTGGACGTCAACCGCCTCAAGGTTGATGTATGCCGTATCCCAATCCAGCGTGGAGGTTAGCAGGTATCGGCCGCTGGGAACACGGACCGTAACGTGATTCGTTGCCGATGGCGTCAGGGCCTTGGCCGTGGTAAGAGCCTCGCCCAATGCCGTACCACGCGCCGTATCGGTCGCGGCCTGGGCAACCAGCACGAAGGAATCGGCGGATAAGAGGTTCGATGAGCGGTTTTCAATCGAGAATTCTGCGATGATCTCGCGGACCGAAGCAGCGTCTACGGTTTCATCCGGGTCGAGCACCACGGTGTAATCGGCATTCGCGACCCAAAAGCCGGCGTCGTTCGTGTCGTTCGAGGTGTCGATGGTCAGCAGGTGCAAGCCCGTCAAGCTGTCGAAGGGGCTGGTCATCGTCAGGCCGTCGGTGGCCGTCTTCTGTGCATCCGACCCGTTCTTGTAGATTTTCACATCGGCCGCCTCGAAGGCCGACGAGGGTGCCACCGGCTCACCGAGAGCATCCACCGTAGTGAAGTAGACACGGATAGTGGCATCTTCGCGGAAGTCTCCCAGATACTTCGGCATTACCTTACCCTCTTCTTCAAGGCTCCGTAGTTCGGGTACGCTCCCTGATACATGGGAATCGTCTTGCCGCCCACGCCCAGCGTCAACGGCTTGCCTCCGCGCCGGCAGGCCGACCCGGCTTTCAGCCGGAAGTCTCCGCTAGCCGCAGCAACAAAGTCCGCGTCGTGACTGGTCGTGTTTGGTCCCCGGGTCAGATTCGACACCGGCGTGCCGTTGGTGTCGGAGAAGTTGTTGTAGTCAAGGAAGTCCGTTCCGTGGCTCCCGGACGCTTGGGCCCCGGTCGTGTTGGCGTCAAACAGGCAATTTAGCATGAAGAGCATGTTGTCGCCGGCACTGCCATAGAAACCAACCGTGTTGTTGTAAAACGTACAGTTGATAATTCGGTGGGAATAGGCCGCCGTTCTGATCCCCCCTTGGATAGTCGTAGCTACGATGCAATGGTCTGCAACGCCTTGAAATAAGAAGGAAATGCCCTGTTCTAAATCATGCGCGTAACAACCTTGAGCGAATCCGTAGTTGGTAAACTTGAAACCGATGCCCGTTGATCCGCCTTGTGCCTCGCTGTTGTAGACGTTAGAGCGGTCGCCCAATTCGTACACACTATGTCCGGAACCGCCGGTCGTCTTGCCGGAGCAATTCTGGATGTGAGCGTAGGTTCCGGTCTTCCAGCCGTCCAAGTGCGACCCAGTGTGGCGGAGGTTGATACTCTGCCAGTAATCACCGAGTAGAAACGGCCTCGCCAAGAGGTCGAATAGCGGCCGATCGTCTCCGGTTGCCCATGTCTCGCTTTCGTCCGACACGCCGATGATCCGGATAGGATTGGTGCCCGTGCCGTCGTTTCCGCTGGCGTCGATGTCTTCGGTGAGTTCGTAAGTCCCGGTCAGCACGTAGTACAGGTCGCCAGCCGCGGCCGTGTCTTCGATGTGGTTGTACAATTCGGTCGGACCGAAAGCATTCGTGAAGCTATCGCCGGATTCATTGCCGTGTGGCCCGTCGGCTTTGGCGTACAGCGTTCCCACAGTCAAACCCCCCCTAACAGTTTGCGGAGGTTACTCATCGCAATCATCTGTACCCGTCGATCGTCCAGCGACACGCCGGGGAACAATCCCTGCCAGCCGATTGCCGCCCCGTGTTCCACCGCCTTGTCGAGTAGGTAACCGAGTTCTTCGGTGTCTGTAATTAGATCGAAATGTCGCCAACCCAGGGACGGTCGAATCTCCGGAAGGAACAAAGCGATTTGATCGGCAACACTCTTCGCGGAACACGGGTCGGTCTTGTTGTCGAGTACGGGGTGCAGACACATATATTGGTGTGTGTCGAACCCGGGCATCGCGCTGGTGAGTCCGACCTTGCCGTCCAGTCGTTCGTACACTTCCCGGGTGAAACTAGTCGGAAGCGTCTCCCCGTCTATCGTTACCCGCCGCCCCCAAGCAATGGCGTCAAGATGAATACGATTCAGATTGAGACGTTCCGTCATGGCGACCAGGTTATTGACGATCTGCCGCAGCCCCTCGATCGTCGTTGGCACAACAGCCGGCGTCTCGGGGATGAGGGCTGCCGGGCCGTAATACGTGCTGATTTCGGTAATGTCTTCTGGCGGAATCGCCACCGAGTAGACGTTCGCACCCACGCCGATACCCGCATCCTGAAGGTACTGAATCACGCTCGCTATCTCGTCCCAGCCGCCGGGATACACTTCTTCGTCAGGCGCGAACGTGCCCCACTCGAAACAGTGGACCAACTCGACCTGGCGAATCCAGACGGCACGACAAAGCCGAACCCACAGCTCCGCGTTGCGGATTGTAATTTGCTCGGGATACGTAAGTAGGTAATCGGTCGTCATGGTTCACCTGTTATCTAGTTTCTGTTCGATCCGTTCTAGCCGCCGGACGATCTCTTGCTGCCTCTCCTCGGAAAGTGCCCGCAGCGTGTCGATCGCCCCTTCGACTGGACCGATCTTATCGCAGTAGGCAACGCCGTTGCTCCCGTGACGACTCTTCGGTTGCCTCGTCGGAACAAACTTGATGACCGCTACCGCGACAGTGGCGAGTCCGGCAACGGCTACGCTTGCGGTGGCTGCATCCACGGCCTATCTCCTTCCTTCTCTAATTTCTCGCTCAGGTTGTGTAAATCGTTGGTCCGAATTTCTCGGACTTCGGTTTTCAGTTCAGGGATTGCCGTCTCTGATACCGCCTTGACTATCATGCCTAGCCCACCGAGCCGCAAATACAGTGCAGCAAAGCCCCCGGCGGCTGCGATGATTAGGACTACCGCAATGCCTACGATGGCAATCCAAGACGATGCGTCCACGGCGTGCCCTCCACACTGAAAAGGGCCCGGTCGGCCAGTAGCCTAACCGACCGGCCCCAGGAACCAACTCCCGACGGAGAGGACTACGCATACGTAATGTAGTTCAGCACGACATACCGTGGGTCCATCACCGCGGCGACGCCACGTTCCGATGCCTTGAACCGCACCACAATGTCTTGCTCAAACTCCGCCGGTGATCCAGCAGGCTCTTGCGTGACGGTAATGGGCCAGTTCTGCATGTAGGCGAACGCTTTTTCAAAGTCCCCAAGCAACCATGCGGACTTGGCATTGGCGCCCGTCAAACTGGTACCGGCGATGATTCGCCGGTACCATTGACGCGACACGAAGATCGTGTACCTGTCTCGGTACATATTGCCGTGTACCATCGTCACGGTTCCGCTCGACGGAAGTACCCGAACCTCGTCACCCTTGATGACCTGGTTCGCCGCCAGACCATAGGCCGGCGTGACCAGTACATGCTTGGGGTTGATGACAATCGGTTGGCTAGTGTCCGGGTCAAGGATATCTGCGAAGAGTTGCTCTGCCTTGTCCACGTCTGTTTGGTCGGCCAACGCATTGCTCGCCAAGGCGTTGGTTAGACCTGTGATCGGCGAACCGCTGCCGATCAATGATGCCGACCCGTCAACCGAGTAAGTATCATACGCCGTGCCGCGCCAGTTGTGGTTGTTCGTCACGCCCGCCATCGTGTCGATGATGCGGATTTCCTTGTCCAGGCCGAGCTTTTCCCCGATCGCTCCCGCGCGGTCGAGAATCAGATTGGTCCGGTCGAAGAAAATCGCCTCCTTGGTGACAGCGATGAGACTGCCGCGTTTGGTGGTGGAAGGCGTGGTAATCCAGTCTTGGCCCATGCCAAGGGTCTGGTACGGAGTTGCCTCCGGCACTTCCGTAACATCGCCGTCGATCTTGCCGATGCCGGGAATCTTCTCGCCGTCCAGCCGGGTCGGAATCGTCCGCACGGCTTTGGACAGTACGAACTCTTCGTCTTCGTACTTCTCGCGAACGGCGGAGATAACAAGCTGCCCGGTGATGTCAGCAAACGCCGTTGAATCGACGGCACTCACTTCTTCGACGATGCCTGCGACCCGCCGCGGGTCCATTGATCTCACATAGGCTTCGCCCAGCGTGACCTCGGCAAGTTCCCGGAGACTGAACTCCTCCGGCTTTGCCTGCCCACTTTCGATCGCTTCGGCAAGGTACCGGAGCGTTTCTTTCGGGTAAGTATCAAACTCGCGCTTGAGAGCATGGTAGTTGATCGCACGCATGCTGTGCCTCCTTTCTGGCTAGGCTGATGCCTGGCCCTGTTGCGGCCCACCGTGCGACACCGTACCGACGATGTCCACGAGAACCTTGGTTACCGCAGTTGCCTCGCGTTTGGCACACCGCCCGATCGCCCGGGAAGCATCGGTCACGGAAATGACCGTCTGATTCTCCAGGGCCGTCCCGCCGGCGTTGTCGTCAACACCGACAAGGTCGCCGACTTCCCACGTCGCGGAGGCACAGATAAACTCATGTACCCCTCTGGTATTGACAACTACGTCGTTCGTGTCCGTGCTAGCACGGTGCTTCTGGGCGGCCACTCCGGCAAAGGAGTTGACGAAATTCTCTTGCGACTGGGAGAGTCCGACATAACTCAGTTGGTCGGCCGGGCGGATGTCGTCTCCGCTTCCCTGCGTCGCGGGATCATAGTCGGCGGAATAGACCAGGTCGCCGATCTCGATCTCTTGTGCGGCGTCAACATCGAAGTTCCTTTTGTGGGGCGCTCCGGCACGCCATCGTTGTACGTCTGCCATGGAACTCGCTCCTTTCTAAACGCAGATGCGTTCCATGAGGGCCTTGCTGTCAACCGCGGGGGCGCCGTCGGCCTCGTGCTGAGGCCGGCACTTCGGCTTGGCAGCCTTAGCCGCTTGCCCTGAGGCGAGCGTCATGCGATCTTTAATCAATGCCTTGCGGGCATCGGCGTCTTTTGCTTCCAAGAGCGTTCCCTTAAAAACATCGGTCGCCAACTCCTCGGGCATCTTGGCTTCGGCCAATTCGGAGGCGATCTCAGCCCGCCTCGTTTCGAGGGCTTCCTTCGCCTCGAATGCGTCAACCTTTTTGGCCAACGTCTCTTTCTCTTCCATCAACGTCTTGAGTTCAGCAGCCCGCTTTGCCTCTGCGGTCTTCGCTTCCTCGGAGTTGACGTGCTCGGTCACCGCCTGTTCGCCGATCGACCGAACAATGGCCGGCAGATGATCTTGCACATCCGCCTCCGTTACTTGATCCCAGTCAAGCATTTTGTCTCCTTTCTCGTGAGACTTGCGTTGTAAGCTCTCGGTCTCCATATCGCCGAGTTCGCTTTCCCAGTCGTTCAAAATGGTTATCACCCGCGACTTCTTCGCCGCGAGCGTTAGGTCATCGTCATTCATTGCGTCCCAGATGAGGTTGTTCGCCGTGTGGTTGACCAGCCGCAGCTTCTCCTCCCGCTCGTCCGAGGCGATCGCATCCGCCACGTCACCCTCAAACATGCTCCGCGTCGTGGCTGGGCTGGTGACAAGATCGACGCTGACAACCCGCGTGATTTCCTCGACAACCGTCGCGCCGTTCCGACAGACCGTCTTGCCCTGAATGACGTGAGAGAACCCGACATTTTCCGGAGCGTGTTCAGCGTCCCATGTGACCTGCTCAGCAAGAGCGTGTTTTGGGTTGAAATGGAAATCGCCGAACAGCCCGTCCGAGCCGTTGCCAACTACCGGATTGCGAATCACACCCAGACGGTCGCGGTAATCCCGCGGACCGTTTTCCTTGCCGACCGGCGGATGGTTGACGAAGACGTTTGCCCCGTCGTACTTCGCCACCGCCTCTGCGATAACTTGCTTCGGATACGTCCGGCCGTTTTTCGATTCGGTGCCCAGTAGCTTGACGCCGGCAATCACGCCCGATTCTCGGTTGACGCCCAACTGGACACCATGAGAATTGACAAACTCAGTAAGCATTTCCGTGCCGTCACTGCTGGCATCCTCTCGAATCGAATCGGGAACCTGGTCTGCCGACTTGCCGGGGTTCGCCTTTTTCCACGCTGCCCGCACCTTCGCCTTAACGGCCTTGATGGCGTCGGGAGGAATAGCCACTTTCTGGCCGCGGAAGCCCTTGCCCATCGCTGCAACGGCCAAGCCGACTTGCCGGGCCGTGACCTTCTTCTCGGGTGATTCCCAGAGCCGCAGCTTCCAGCCGCTCGGCTTTGCTGGGTCCGGCACGAAGGCGAATGCTGCCGCCGGGTAGCTTGCCCCGTCCTCAGTTTTCATCACTGCCTCAATGAGCGTGGCGATTGCCATCGTCAATCCCTCCTGTCTAAAAAAGCCCTCTTCCCCTAAATCAGGCTATGCGGTACAATGTGGCTACCACAATCATCCTCGGGACTAGGCGAATGTCTGAAACGAAATCGATTCGACGTTGTCCCGCTTTGCCGTAAGTGCCACCAATCCGCTCACGCCAAATAAAAACCCGGCTCCTGGTGAAAACCAGGGCCGGGCTTTGTGCGTTCAAGTGGTCCGGTCAGATTGTCGTCAGTCTATCGGTGGAAACTCCCGTCGCTGTAGCTCTGGTTTCGTGATACTCCCGTTTCCGATCTGAACCGTAACGGCCACGCTTCCCCGGCTGCCAGCCTCCAACGCTTCCGACACGGCCCGGGTGAATAGCAGGACGGCCACCTGCAATGTCGTGCCATTCTTCTCTAATCTATCCCCATTGCTCATTCGCCGTCAACCCGTCTTTTGCGGTTTCCTGTGGTTGCCCCGTCAGGCGGGGGGGGTCTATCGGCTCGAATCGGGTGCCGTGCCTATTGGTCCACCTTGTCGGCTATCACCGAGGTAGCCTTACCGAGGTTCCTTGGGTCAATCTTGATATCTGCTAGTTGCCCCTGGTAGCCCACGCTCGGGTGATCGGAAATTCGGAGCCGCTTTCCCGTTGGTTTATGTCGAAAATAACTACTGCCGACATGCGTGAATTCAGCCTCCCAATCGGGATCAGATGCGATCTTGTCTGCTAGCCGCGATAGGGTTTCTCGGTGCCTTCCTTCAAAGCGGTATTTGTATTTCGCCGCGTAGTCCTGCCATTCTTTTTGCCCTTTTAGGCGTGCGAGTTTGGCCTGATGTCGCTTGGCGGACTGTAGCTTATCGATTCGCCGAAAAAAGGCTGCCTTGCGGACACTATCAAGTCTCAGTTGTGCTGCCAGTTTTTCCACCGCCTTAGGGCTCAAGCTTTGCTGTACGGCCCAATCGATCTGTTTTGTTTCCTTCTTGCTCCATGACTCATCCGGCTTATCCGGCACAACCCCGCCGGCAATCAGCTCATCGTCAAGTACGTCCTCTGACGTACACCGGCAGTTCGGTCCCCAGGGTCCCGGCCCGGGCCACATTTCCCCATCTGCCGCCTGATACCGCCCCGGCCCGATTTTGCGGTACGTCTTCGCCGGCCACCATCGGGCCCGGTGCTCATCCCGGACATTGGCATCCTCGGAAGTCCTGATAATCTTCGCCCCGATTAGATCGTCAACCTGGTCTGCCGCCTCTTCGGCAGCTGCGGCCGCAACACGCCGACCCTCCGTCCTGGCTATTCGCCGGGCTTTGTAGTTGATCGTCTGCCACGGGCCCTTCTCTGGCCCCCGAGGGTACTTGGCGAACACGCTCCGCAACTGCGGAAATAGCCCTTGTACGGCCGATGCGTACTCCTCTTGCGGTGCTGAGAACGCCGCAACCATCATCCGCCGGACCTTCAGCAAGTCCGGCTTGATTACCGTCTTGATCCGCCGCATGGCAGACAGGCCATCCTCCGCGTTCGTAGCCGACAGAATCCGCTCAACCTGCCGTGGCGTCGGGCTCGGGAACTCGATACGCCGGATAATCTCGCGAGCCTCCGCACCCTTGGCCGTGCCGTCGATCACTTGTTGCAGGCCGATTTCCACGTCGATCGGACTGGGCAGCGGCAACTGTTCTAGCAGGGCGACGCCAGCCGAAACGGCGTTCTGCCGTCCGGTAGCAGTGTTGATTTCTACGGCGAGCCGATCAACCGGCGTCACCCGTCTTACCCAATATCGCATCGGCACCGAGGCAATCCAGTCGCCCGTGACGTTCGGCCACGCCCAGCCCCACATATCCGAGAGCAGTTGGTGCATTAGCAGCGAGCCGTCATTCGCCATACGCCGCAGAATATCGTCCAGGGCGGGCACTGCGGCCCGTGGAAGCCGCATGCCCCTGATTGCAAGCCGGGCCAACTCGTCGCGATACGAGGCCAGCCAAGCGTCTACAGCACGGTCCCCGCGGCGCAGGACGCGCTCTTCCTTCGCCGGCCGGGCTTGCTGTCGGGCCCTCAGTTTCTCGCTGGGCTTCTCTGCCTTCATGGCACAACCCCCATCGACTGGAGAATGCGGATGGCTACCCAAACCGAGACGGCATTCGCCGCAACGAAGCCCACCGCGCAGACTGCCACGATCCCCACAGAGAGAAAGAAGCACTCCCATCGCCACGATCGTCTACCCATCACGTCAGCCCTACAAATCTCGCTTGCCCCTCGTCATCCAACCTCAGTTTGCCCCACGGAAAACAACCGCCCTCCGGCACGTCAAGCACACTATCCGGCAGCCCGTCACCAGCCAACCGAACCAATACCCGGTCACGGCAGACCTCCTCAAGTACCGCTGTCGGTTCAGTGTCGGGCGGCCAGCGATACCGCCCGGCCATGAATCCAGCAAACAGCCTGCCCGTCATTTCTGTGACGACGCCTCGCATGGTTGGGCCTCTGGCTTCGGTTTCATTGCCGCTGGCTTACTCGGTTCGCGCTTCGGCGCTAGGAAGGCCGGCATCAACCGCAAGAGTCCGTTCGGTTGCTTCGCGATAACGTGGGGCACCACCTCAATCAGTTTGCCGACTTCCGGGGCGTACTTCGCCGGCAAGTCACCTTCGAGCCGCACGAGTAGCCCGTGTCGGCCAACCGGGTTCTCCCATCCGGCAATCGTCAAGCCCGCACCGCCCTGGAGTCTACTGGATCGGATGGCGTCTTCCATCGACTCGGGGATCACTACGCATACCGCTCGTCTCATCTGTTTCATCGTTCGGTTCCTTTGGGTTGGGTTTGTCACGTTTCGCAAAGCGTCGGGGTCGGGATCTCGATCTTCGCAAGGATATTGTCTCGAATATATTCCGCGATGCACTTCATGAAGTTGGGGGGGACGCTGTTGCCGATACGTGCTGTCTTGTCCTGCTTGCTCCCAATCCACTGATAATCTTCAGGGTAGCTTGACAAGAGGCCGGCCTCGGTATCCGTCAATTGTCTCGGGATAGCATAATGCCAGTGGCGATGGCACTTTGTTTGCGTCATACTCGGTCGGTGTGGATCAAGGCGTACTGACTGAAAGGACCCTACGAAGCGAATAGCTTTGCTGAGTGATTGGCCTGGCTGAGACCGATACCAAGCATCAATTACTTGCGGTTTGTGTTCTCCTGGTATACCAAGCGGGCAATGGCCTATAGCCTGTTCTACTGTAACTAGCCGCCCGAGGCCCTTCGGATGCCCCGGTTCAATCCCCAAATCCTCCCGTACCCCAACGAAGATCAACCGCTGCCGACTCTGCGGCACGTTGAAGTACATCGCATTCAGCAACCGGGCCTTGACCTTGTACCCGCTCGCCTTCAACTCCCGCAAGCACTCAGCGAAGATCAGCTTCATTTTCCCCTTGACCATCCCGCTCACGTTCTCCATTACGAATACCTTCGGACGGAGGCCACGAAGTAGCCGGACAAACTCCCGGAATAGTTGGTTGCGACCGTCACCGAAGTCACGCTTGCCCGCCGTCGAGAACCCTTGGCAAGGGGGCGAACCGTCGAGGATATCCAACTCGCCCGGCTCGACTCCCGCTTGCTCACAGCATTCGTCAACGGACAACTTGCCGATGTCCCCGTGATAGATCGGCGTATCGGGGAAGTTGAGTCGGTATGTCTCGACGGCATTATCATCCCACTCGACGGCGAGCAATACCTTCCCGCCTGCAAGGTGATAGCCCAGTGAGCTACCACCGCAGCCGCTAAACGTTGAGATTACTGTGAACTCAGATTGGGAATTCATGGTTGCACTTCGGGCACGTTTGCATCTTCACATCATCCGCACACGATTCGTCAAACTCTTTTCCATCCGCATCGGCGGGCAACGGGCCGAGTGAATGCTGGGCCGCCAGCGAATCCAACAACGCTTGCAACCCCGCCTCTTGCTCCCCGACTTCGGATAGCAGGGCATCCAGCCGCTCCGCGTCGGCCTCCGCCATGGCACCCAGTGGATCGAACGTCGCCAACAGCTTCTGGGCCTCGTCCGCCGTCACGTCTAGCACCAGCACGGGCACGTCTTGGTTGCCCATTTCGTCTTGCCGTAAGTGGCCGTCGATCATCTGTAGTTGCCCGTCCCCGTTCTCTCTTGCAAGCACCGCACCCGCGAAGCCGATCTCTTCGAGTACCGCCCGCATGGCCGCCCGTTGGGCCGGGGGATGCGTCCGCCAGTTCTCTGGATGGGGAGCCAGCGACGAGGCCGGCACCCGGCGGAAGTCGATGATACGGTCACGGATTGCCATGCCTACCTCGCGTTCCCCAGCATCATCAACGCCAGCACTTCCACGTCCAGTTTCTTCCGCTCGTCTCGCCGTATCTCATCCGGCCGAAACACTGGCCCACCTCCGCCGGTATCACTGACACCCACGGGCATCGGGTTTGCAGATGACACCGGCCGGTCATCCACGCCGATCGCACCGAGGGCAACCTTGTGCAACGGCAAGACGTTGGCAACGCTAATCTCGTCAACTGAGATATTCCGCTTTGTGCCGTCGGCGCCGGCAACTTGCACTATCACCAAGCCCATGTCAGTCCTCCAACTTAACCGTTGACGTTGTGCCGTCCGCATGGTGAATTGCCTCGGTCATACGTTGCCCCATGCCGGCCATCGTCACGCACGCCCGCTGAACCTCTTTCAGGAGGCTTGCCATGGCCCGAGTCTGGATACTCTCTTCGGCGTTGTCTCCGTCGCCGCCAGGCAGTTGGCCCGGACTAAAACCTTGTCCCGCATACGGGTCCTGCCGGTCGGCCGACTGATCGAGCCGCTCCTGCTCGTTATCCCAATCCAGCCCGCTCCGCTCGGCCATCGTCTGGTCGCTCATTGCACCGTTGCGGACGAGTACCTCGTCGGCCTGAACTTCCTTGAGCCGATCACGGGTGGCCAGCATCGGGGCCGTCGCGGCAATCATCGTCGCGTCTACGGCCTCTTGCTCTAGCAGCCCAGCCGACACCGCGTGGGCCAGCACCTTGTCCAACAGTTCTATATCCTCTTCGATCAGGTCCCCTTGCATCCGCTCGAACTGTTTGACGGCCGGGCCTTCCGCTACCATCGTACTGGCGTAGTTACTGTTCCGGGCATTGCTGGTGAGCATGAACTCGGGCAGGACCAGGCGACTCGCCACGCCCCGCAGAAGGTGCTCGCAGACCGGCACAAACGAATCCGGCTTGACCCGCATACTCGGGAAGTCATACTCGGTATCCTGTAACGCATCCAAGATGGTCCCCGGATCGAACCGCTTGTGATACGTCGTGCTGCCTGTCCGTGTGTTGGTAACCGACGCATCAGCGTCCCCGGTCGCCTTCGATTTGATGCCCGCCTGGGTCCCACTCTTGTGCCGCTTGATAATCGCGATGGCCGACTGGATTCCCGTCACCGCCGCCATATTACGGTCGATCCGCTCGATCTTCTCCAGTTCCTTTTTCACCGAATAGAATAGCGGCAGCCCGCGCGGCACGTTGCTATCGACGTTAGCCTTGCGGTGTTGGATCGCAGCCGCATCAACCGATTCGCCGTCGATGATGTAGGCAACCGGGATCTCCGCGTCATCGGCGTCAAACTGGATGCCCATGCGAAGGGACGTGTTATGGGGGCTTCTCGGCGATGCCACTTGCTTCGGCTCGACAAACCGTACGCTTGTGGTACCATCGGCTTGCGGAAACAACCGGAGGAAGCATTCCCCGTCACGATCCTTGCGACGGACAATCTCAGCCTGCCGACGCTGCCACCTGTTCGCATCAGTGAAACCATCAAGCACCGCCTGAACCTTGGCCACCTGCTCATCGGACGCCTCGACGTGCTTTTTGGACACCACGCGATACTGGTGTCCCGTACCGACGATGTAGTTGATCCGGTTCTCATGGGCGTTGATAGCATACGGGTTGCCGATTGCCAGCATCCGGCATTCGTTGCGGACCTCGGTTAGCTGGGCCTCGGTCCTAATCACGCTACTGAGCGTTTGGTCTGCCGCGCCAAGCAGATCCCATTTCCTCCCGTCGGCACCCCGCAGGGCATCCTCGGGATCGACATAGTTCCCCGTCAAGGCCGTGGTAGCTTCCTTGATAAGGTTGATTTCGGCTTGCCGCAGTTCCTCATCGAGGGCTGGCAATGCCTGGGGGTAATCACCGGCCGGCATGATCCCGCCGGCCACGTATGAGTACACGCCCGGAGGCGGCGGTGTCTGGCCGTTGTCTCCCATAATACTGCCTTACGTTGGACGCCTCCGATCGCATCGTCCATCCGAGCATCGACGCGGGCAGGCGGTCTCGGAAAACCGTCGTTCGCACCGTCGTGCTAGCCCGCGTGTTTACGTCATTTCATTGGTTCACTCCAACACGTTCAGCCGGTCCCCAAGTCCATCGTCCCAATGTTCGTGCGCCATCGCCGTCAATAGCCGGGTCGCCATTTCCAGGGCATCCGGCCCGTCATCGTGTTCCGCGTTGGGAAAATCCCTGAGTTGCTCCACCAACAAACGGGCCCCATGCGAGTTCGCCTTGAACCTCAACTTGCCCCGGGACAGCCACTCTGTCAAGCGACGTATTCGTACAGGCTTCGGCACGCCGTTAGTATGGACTGTGTACGTCGGCATGTGCATCCCGAGTTCCTTGGCCCGCTTCTCAAATAGCAGCTCGAACAGTTCCTCAAACGAATCCTTGGCCACGCCGAAGTATTGGGGTTGAAACTGCCGCTGAATCTCGCAGCCTACCTCTACGATGGATGACGGGTTCCGGTCGTTCGCCATATCGCAGTCAACGTATAATAGATCGCCAGCCACCCATGCCAGCTTGATGAATGCTGAGTAGTCGCCCGTCTTGTCACCGCGACCCTTGGACGCATCCAAAGCAACCACACGGCTCATAATCAGCCGCTCCGACGGCCACTCATCAAACCAGACGTGTGGCCCGAAGTATGCGTCCGGCCACTCTTGGGAGCCCTCGGGTCGCGGCCTGCCCTGATACAGCGCCGCCCACTTGGTTAGGTCCTGGTTGCGGATTTCCTCCAGGTCTTTCCGTGTCTTCTTCCATGGCCACAGGGCCTCGTCCGGCTGTCGGGGATCATCGACGTTGGGCTCATCCGTCCGGACGGCTTCAAAGTTGACCACGGTCCAGCGGCCTGCCTCGTCTTCCAACAGCCGCCGGCCGATAAGGTCGTCACGATGATACCGAGTCATCGTCATCAAGATGCGGCCGCCTTGCTCAAGACGGGGGAATACGTCGCCTAGATACCAGTCGTCTATGGTCTGCCGCTCAGTTGGCGAGTAGGCGGTCTGAATCTTGCGAAACACGTCGTCCATAATGAGGTAATCGGCCCCGTAGCCGGCAATGGCTTGGCCGACGCCCCGACTCTCGTATACGCCGCCACGGCCAACTACCTCGAATGTCTCGCTATTTTTAAGCCACGTACCACTGCGGGACACGGTACGTACATTCTGGCCGAATAATTGCGTGCCAGGGAACAACCGCTGATAGGCCGGTGAGTCGATGATCCGTTGCAACTTGCGGTTTACCCTTGCGGCCCCTGACGCGGTATGCGTCGTGGCGATGATCTGTGCGTCGGGATTCCGTCCGAGGATGTATGCCGGCAACCGAAGGGAGGCGTGCTCCGTCTTTCCGTGACGAGGCGGCAGGCTAATGATGAGCCGGTCTAGGTCACCTGATACGAACCGATCTAAATAGGAGCATAGGACGCGGTGATGCCAGTTGATGTGATAGGCCGGGAACGTGTAGCCCGTAAAATCAAGTAGATTCGTCCGTGCCTTCCGGCGTCGCCTGAGTTCCTGTATCCCCGTTACCGCCAGCCTGGCCATTTCCTCCGGCCGGCAGGAGTCGAATGAGTCGGGAGCTAACTGCATCAATCTCGTCATCGGACATCTCTTGCAATCGTAGTTCACCGGGGGCCACTCGTAGCGGCCCGCCACCGGGTCCAGTCAGGACAGTTTGCTTTGCTGGCTCAAGTCCTCGTAGGCCCGCCTCCTTGACCACACTGTCCAGGACGGTACGGAGGAAGCTGGGGTCCCCAGCTTGGCGCTCGCGTCGTTTGCTGGCCTTCTCTTGTGAACTATCATCCCCTCTACCTGTCGTCTTCTCGGCAAACTCAATTTCCTTGTCTTCGCAACTCCGACGCCAACCGGCCCATGCCTCGTTGCGTGTGTGCCGAATCTGAATCAGTAGGTTGCTTCGGGCTTCCTCCATATCTGCGGTAGTCCGGGCCTTCATTTCCGCCTTGAGGGCCGCGATGTCTCGCATCACAGTGGGATAGCTCACCTCCAACTCTTGTGCTACCTCCACCATCGAGCGCCCCTCGACGTATGCCTTGGCAATGGCCCGGCGTCGTTTGGCAACCTCGAATCGTTTCGCTACTCGCCGCCTGACCATCTATCACACCTAAGGCCCTTTAGGTTTCTGCCCCCGCATGAGGTATTCCACTCCACGGGACCGCCAGTCAGAGTCATTGTCCACTAGCGGCCCCGCGGAGAAACGATCCATTACGTGTTCCCCGGGCCTCCGGTTTCGTCGTCAATTAGCTTCGCCAGTACCGGGAACCGCTGGACCATCCGCCTCTTCACCGCAACAATAGGCTCGATAATCTCTCGCTCGACTTTGGCAAGTGTCTGTCTGCCCTCAGCGGCCAGGGCTTGCAACTCATCCATCGCCTCGTCAACGGAGGCACGTACCCGGTCGACCCTTTGTCGGTCTCGTGCCATCACTTACCTCCCGCCGTCGGCAGTTCAAAGTCCTCATCGTACCACTCCTGTGGTGCAGAATGGCGGTCTGCTAACTTCAACAACTCCGCATGAGGCAGCGTGGTTCTCCCACGTTCCGCTCGTGTCTTGTCCACTGTTCACCTTACGTCGAGTCGGTCACCACGCGCAACGCCCAGGCACCGTATCGGGTAATATCCCGTTCGATTTCCCGATCAGTCGCCCACTGCCCAATGCCGTCGCCGTGTTCGCCCCAGTCAGGGCCCCACGAGTTTTTATCCTTGTGCCTTGCGATACGCACCACGGCGTGGCCTTTGCACCCGTAGCCTACAGGCCACCCAGAGGCAACGGCACTCTGCATGTGTTGCAACGTGGGACAGTCGAACGCTTCCAGAGCCTTGAAAAAAGCTGCCTCTTGCTCCCAGCCATCCGGCCACTTGTCCCGCCAGAATCCCTTCCAATCGTATTGGTCGATTACGCTGACCGTACAGGCCCCTTGCGTTTGGAGCATCTTAAGGCAGCTGTCAATCGGCATCCCAGCATCACGGCCACCGTTGCCAGGGCCGTAGAGACTCGCTTGACTGAGCACGACTCGCTTATGTCCGCCAAGTATCTCGCGAATGCCCATTGTGATATGACAGCCCATGGCAGCGCAGCAAGAGTTCTGCGGATTTTGATTGATCGTGTGCCAGCGAAAGTGTTCCGACAAGTCCGTACCGGCCGCCTCGATTTCGTCCCAACTCAATAGCGGGGGCGTCTGGGGCACTTCGCCGTAGATCGGGAACATCCCATCGCCCGGCGCGGAAACTTCGCGTGGCAGGCAGCCCATCATGCGTTCGCTCATTTGTCACCTCCCTGAGCTTCGGCTAGTTCATCACTTGGCAAACCGAGTGCCCGTGCTTCGACACAAAACGGCTCTTGGCACTCCTCGTATAGGTGCTTGCCACTAAATCTGGCATGGTGCCGAACATGATAGGCAACGACAACTCGGCCGGCCAGTTCGTGGAGACGTTGTATGTTTTCGGCAATCTCCCGGAGTGCGCCAGCATCCCCTCTTGTTAGCCTCGGTTCCGCATCAGCAAACCCTCGCAGAAAGTCGGCATCGGTCATTCACTCACCGACCTTTCCCCGCAGCAACGCCTGTAACTCCAGAACCCGGTTACACCCATGGCAGGGGCGGTCGCCGGGATCTCGTGCGCCGTCCTGGCGTATCGTCAATCGACCGTTACAGACGTGGGCTTGAAGGCGGTACAATTCCGCCTCGATTGCCTGAAGCGTCATGGCGGCACCCTCCCCTTCAGCAACTCCAGCAACGCGGCAGCCGTGTTCGGCAGCGGCACGCATTTAACGCCTCCATCTAAACCAATAAAACACACGTCGGGGCCTTGCGTCAGCTTCGCGGCCCGAAACGGTTCTTTCAGGTCGGACGGTACACTGCCCGTCTGGTCGGTTACATCCGGGTCCCGAATCTTCCACGGTATCGACAGGCCATCGAGGTACTTCCGCCACTCCATCGACAGCAGCATCCGAGCTATCGCCGGCGTCTGCGTGCTCGACTCCCTCACTATCACCACCGCCGCCACGTCCTCGATCGGCGGCGGGTCCGGCGAAGGGTCCGGCTGGGGGCCCTCCCCGGTAATCGTCGTATGCGTGTACGCCTCCATCAACTGGCAATCGCCCGACGTGCTTATCACTTCGATCAGATACCGCCCCGGCGGACCCGTGAAACAAATCTCGTTGCCGTGTGGGCCGGTCCGCCGAATCTGCTGTGACCGCTGGCCGCCCGGCTGGGTGACTTTCCAGAGATACGAGTTGTGCCCCGGTGTCGCTGCCGCGTCGATGAGCGTGTACGGAGGGGAGGTCTCGGGGACCTGGATCGCGAGCGTCTGACCCCATGCTACCGTTGGCAGCCACAATAGCAGAAACCACAACCAGATGAGTCGTTTCATGGCCGTTGCTCCTTATGCTGCGGTGGACAGGAAAGGGACCGCCGCGACCGCCGGCACGTCAACCGGAGCGAACGCCACCACCGAAGCGTCAAGGGCAGGTGCCGTGTCGAGGGCGAACATCCCGAATATGGCCATGAGCTTTTTGATGAACTCGATTATCATATCCAGGATGCGGGCAAACTCGTCAATGTCGAAACCCGGGGCGTCATCATGTAAGGCCAGCGATGTCTCAAGCTCGTCAAGATGCGGCGTTGAACCCTTGTAATCGGCGGCCTTCTCGGTCATCACCCCCCGCATGAATTCGCGGCGAGATTCGCCCATCGCATCGGCAGCGTCTCGCATGACCTCCCGGGCCATCTTGCGGTCGGCACGGGAGAATCGCCCCAGGGCCGCGAACGGACTGGCCGGCGTCGGCTGGGGGCCGGTCTCGTTCCACCGCTCGGCCACTGGCGTCGGGGCCTGGGCTGCCAGGGATTGAATCCCCCAAATCATAGCACACACGGCCGCTAGGGCGAACAAGGCAACGTACAGAAAGATTCGCTTCATCGGACTACCTCAATGGAATAGGGAAAGGGAGGGGTAGAGTACCCCGGAATTCACGGCGGAAATCAGACAGCAGAACATCGGCAGACTCCATGTCTACCTGATTATCCGCAAGGGGGGGCTATCTGTCAACCCGCATTTTTCCGTCGCTTCCGCATCATCCGGGCCAGCGGGTCCTTCGCCATGGCCCGTTGCTGCTCGATGTCACCCGTGATCGTGTCGATGATCTCGCCGATTCGCTCGGCCAACTCCTCGGGCTCCCACCCGGCGTCGAGCAATGTGCGTAGCTCACGGGTGACGCCGATAAACTTGCCGACTGGTTCGCGTTGTTTGGCCATCAGAACAGCCGCCCCTGCCCGTCTGCCGCCTCGTCAAGCAACTCATTCACTACATCCGTGTCCACGGGTTCGGGCTGGCGTGGGTTGAGGTATCGCCAGATGTGCCGCATGGCCACCGTGTCGCGGTCCGAGCCCACGAGGGTCGGGTTCCACTGCCGGGCGGTGGCGATTTTCTTCATCAGGCCCATCATTGCTCCATAAAAGGCGACCCGGCCGGGAAAGGGAGAGACCGACCGGGCCGCCCGTCGGCGTTCACTTGAATAGCACCTCTTGCCGTAGCCGCTCCGACCTCAAACAATGCGGTGAGAACCAGACCCGTTCCCGGCCCGCGTTTTTCCGCCCCTGCTTGTCAGATCGGGAGCCGTAGCCGCCGACCGCCTTCCAGACCACGCACTCCCACGACTCGGGCATCTTGGCCTCGCCGTCGTAGCCGCAGAAGGCGATTCGCAGGCTCTTGTCTTCGCCGTGCTCGATCGCCCACTGGGCAACGTCCAGGTGGACTTCCGTGCTATCGGTGGCGTAGAGTTCGTCCCTGCGGCTATCCCCGTATGGGGGGTCCAAAAACACGCCCGTCATTCCGTGGCTTCGCGTCGGCGTTGGCCCCAGGATTCGCGCCCAATCTCCGCAACAGACACGTACCCGCCGCAACCGGGCCGCCAGCAGGCCGAAGTATTCGTAGAGTTCGCTCCTGCCCGAGTCGCCGAGGTGGGGAAGTTGATGCGACGGTCGGTGTACGCCCCTGCCCGAGTCGCCGAGGTGGGGAAGTTTATGCGACGGTCGGTGTACGCCCCTGCCCGAGTCGCTGAGGTGGGGAAGTTGATGCCACTCCCCGCCCGCGTAGAACCGGCTATGGCACCAGCCGCTACCGATCCACTGGCTTTGCCCCCACACCCACCAGCCGGCAATTTTCGCGTCGAAGAAGTCGGGCTCGGCGTGCATCTGCTTGCGGAACGCCGCTTGATCCAAGAGCCACCTATGCCGAGCGTGCAAGTCGCATTCATCGACCGGCCAATCCGCATAGGTGGCCACGTCCTCCGGTGCCCGCTGTAGCGCTCGCCAGAAGTTCGCGAGGTAGCAGTCCAGGTCGTTCACCGTCTCAACGCCGGGCGTCGTGGGCCGATAGAGCAGGACGGCAAGGCTGCCGGCGAATGGCTCAACGTAGTTCCGCACGTCACCGAAGCGGCTCCACACCAAGCCCGCGATTCGGGATTTACCGCCGAACCAGGGGAATGGGGGTTTCGTGATTGTGAATGGGATGTCGGTCATATTAGATCGGGTTGGGCAGCGAATTGCAGCTAATGTTTCACACCCGTCGGGTTCGCGTTGCTTGGCCATTAAAACAGCATGCCTTGCCTGAGGCGCTCTGTTGCGATGTCGCAATAGCGGGATTCGATTTCTATTCCCAGTGCTTTCCGTCCTAGTTGTTTTGCAGCAACCAACGTCGTGCCCGAGCCGACGAACGGGTCGAGGACAACCGTTTGCGCATCAGTGAATGGTTTAAGGAGTTCCCGATATAGCCGGAGCGGCCCCTGGGCTGGATGTGCCGCTTTTTTGCTGCCAGGTGCAAGTATCCGCTCTGTCCGCATACACCCCGCACTTGGCACTGGTATCGAAAACACCCCTGATCGCCAATGCTGAAAGCCATACAGCGATGACTTTTTGCCCGTCCACACAATGAACGCTGTGTCTAAGGCAGTAGGGTAAGCTACCGAACGACCGCCGTTCGGTTTGTGCCAAACGAATACTCCCCGAACCTGGCCGCAAAGCCCCAGCGTCTCCCCGAGTTCCTTGTATCCAGAGAGAATGAAACAATCGCCGGTAGGTACGGCAAGACACTGGGCAATAACTGTTGCGTCCCACGTTCCGATATCTCCGTATTTTAGCGACGGCGAATATGATGGAGCTACGCCACCTTGCACCCGTACCAGACTGACATCTGACGCCTTCCAGGGGGGATCAGTCAATAAAACCTCCATGCTCCCCTCTTCCAACAACGGCAGCACATTTCTGCAATCACCATGCACCAGGCAGATCCCGTCCGCACACCCGCACTCGCCACGGGGCGTCATCGGCTGCTTGCATCGGTAACACGTCGGTTGCTCGGTCATCAGTCCCTCAATTCAGCCCCTCGCCAAACAACGCCCGGCAGTAGTTCTATCGGCTCTTGCGACCGTTCCACGATCCACGACGTTGCGTTGTAGTGCTCGGATTGACGTAGCAACTCGGCAAGCTCTTCCGGCGTGTAGGCCCGTCGGTGGTATCGAAGTGGGTCAGGTGTCATCGCCCGCGCTTTCCTTCATCACGTTCGTTGCTGCGGTGATTAGATCGGAACCGAATATCTGATTCCCGTCGCCATGCAGCACGATTGCCGCCACCCACCGTTGCGACCCCTCTTCGTACAGGGCCAAAATCCAACGAGCCTCGTCGACCGTCGGTTTCTCGTCTGGCCAGGTACATCTAAGCATCCCCAAAAATTCAAGAAACCTGCCGGCTGTCCCGGGCTCCGCATGTGTCTCGCGTATATCGTGCGCCGCTTGCCATTCCGGGTCGATGTCGTAGCTTGGAAGAAATGACCTGGCGCGCTCCGCAGTGAGGCTATTAGGCCGTGCCGCAATGAGTTGGTCTAGTGTCATTCGCTCGGCTCCCGTATCGTGAACGTCACGTCAACTAGCACGGACTCGCCCTTGTGGCAGCCGGCTTTCTGCTTCGCTTTCTTTTTCACATCCGCCCTCCTTGTTTTCGGTTACCAGCCGGAACTCGCCGATCCAGACGTGCGGGTTCGTATCGAAGCCGTAGCCACGCTTGGCGTAGCGGGCGTTCCAGCGCCCAACAAACGGAATGCGGTTGTTGGCCATGCAAAATGCCTCACGTTCTTCGTCCGTGCGACCTTGCGGCCCATATAGCTCCCCTGCTGGAGTGCGGGACGACCGACGGGTCCGCACGTCACACCACTCGATCGACCAAGCCAACCGAATACCCTCTGCCTGAATGTCGGCGGCGCTGATATCCCGCACCCGCTCGCACCGCACGGCCATGATCTCGACCGTGATGCGGCTGTATCGGCGGGGCATCTGCGTGGACGGTTTCCATGGACGAAAATACTCATGGTCTCCATCAACCCGATAGACGATCTTCAGTGTCTCGCCGCAGTAATCAATGCCCGTGTCGATATGGGGCCGATTCACTAACAGAGCGTCCCCCTTGCTCCATGCCTTTTCCGACCACGCCTCCGGTACCCAGCGCTTCTCGCCGGGCTTGAAAGGTGCCCGGTCGCCCTCTTCGCCCGCAAGCATCAGCCCCTCAAGTAGTTCGGGGTTTTTCACCGGCACGCGGAACTGCGTTTTGCTCCCGTCGAGGATCGCTCGAATCGCATCGCCGCCGCCTGGAATGAATAGGCGTTTCATCGTGGGGGTTCCTCGTCTTCAGGAACACGGACATAACGGCCATTATGAATCATCTTGGCGTGTTGCTTACAATAGTCTCCATCTGGTCCGTAGAGTCGCTTTCTGGAACACTGACGAGAACATATCCCACGCCAAGCACCCGGCGGAATTTCGGCGATGCAGTTTGCCGTGTTCTCTGGCGTCCCCTTTGGCTTGCCTAGCCATTTGTTATAGTATCTCACGTCGGCATCTCTTTATGCTGGCGGCCGTCGAGGTACGGCAGGCTCACCATCTTGCCGTCGATTTCCATGGCCTTGAGGTAGAACGGCACGCCCGCCGCAGCACACTGGTCGCGAACCGAGCGTGCCCAATTGGGCTTGCACGGTCGGGCACCGGG